ACGTTTTGTGGCAGTGTCTTGACGGTGTCCAATACATCGCCCTCCTCTGATTTCATGGTACGGGTGTTGTCAAGGGCATCGACAATGTCGGCGATTCCCTCTTCCATTTCCCGTTGTGACTCGGCATCGTCGTACCCGTCGTCGCCGAGTTGCACCATGATGTCGATGATGGCGCTCGCACCTTTGCGAGCGTTGCGAATCAGCTTCATATCCGCTTCGCTGTGACGCCGTGATGCCTTTGCTTCCATGCTGTCCTCCTCATCAATAATCGCTTGGGCCCAATCCCTTCCCTCGTCGCCACCCCATCCCATCCATGCTTGCCATCCTTTGCCTTGCTCGTCCCACGTTGCACCTTGCTTGTCTACCTCGTGCCGTGCAAAGTAGGACAGCATCCGGCGCAGGGTTGCCACGCTGACGGGACGGCGCTCTGCGAGTTGTCGTGCCCGTGCGAGTCCCACCAGCGTCATGCCCTGCTCGCTTGGTGGCTTCTCTGCACGCACCTCGAGCGCCATGCGGGCATTGCGTGCGACGGCTTCGGGTGGTGTGTGGGTGTCGCTCTCGGCTTTGGCTTCGTCCGCTGTGGCGATGGTCAAGGCGGTGTAATACGCCTCGGCATCGTCCCGATCGGTGTAGCATTCGAGCGGTACGGATTCGCCCTCTTTGAACACACAGTACTCACCATCCACGGTGTTAATGAAATATGGCATTGTTAGCCCTCCATGTTCGCGATTGCCTGTGCAACGAGGTCGTCAAGCAGTCCACTCTGCACGACTTCCTCTACCGCCATAGCGCCGGTTTTCCAGCGCCCTTGATGTATTGCTGCTTGCTGGTCGCCGACAACGTACTGCGCGTAGGGTGCGTCACTGTACAGCACGACGCTCTCACCTTCGTTAGCCACGCGGTACGATGCTTGCAAGTGCGCCGAGCCTTGCGTCTTGGACGATGCACGCACGTACGGCACAACGATGTCACCACGCTTCTTCGCTGCCATGACAAAGCGCCGTTGGCGCTCTGACTTAAACTGCATTGACCCACGTGGTGGTGGACGGGGAATGTCACGTTTGAGCACGGCCATTACTTCGTTCGCCATGGCAGTGGTCACGACCTCACGAAGCTTCCTGTATTTGTCAAGGCTGACATCTGCGAGCACTTTGATGTTTACGTCCATTAATCCCTCCGTCGTGCGGTGATGTAGGTTGAACACCGGCAATTCGGGTGCGCTGGTGGGCCGTCGATTTGGTCAGCGGGCCACTCGTCTTTTGGTAGGTTATGCAATGGTTTGCAGATGGGGCAATCTCCCACCAGCTCATCGTTTTGCGTCAACCAATACATCGTCGTCGTGATGCCGTTCTCGGTGAGGTAGGCTTGGTAGTTATCGACGGCTTGCGTTGACGCGCGCGTCATCTCGGTAATGGCGATCATCGAGGCACGATACGGGTCAGCGACGGGTCGCAACATATCGGCGACGTCTTGGATGGTCATACCTGGCGTCTGACGATACGTGTCAATAACTTGCTTGATGCGCTCAGCCGTGGTGTCATCAATGCGTCGGGTCGTCATCGGCACATAGTCACCAAGCCAGTCATTGATGCGACCACTGGCGACGGCTTCGTCAATCGGCACAAACTCGGCACCAAGCTCCGTGAAACGTTGTTGCGCACGTCGGCTCAGCTCCGCTTGCAGTGCCGGTGCGATGACGTCTTTCAGCGATGGGTCAACGTCTTTGCCCTGCACAATCTGCCGAGCCCACGTCGCGCCTCGCTTCTCCATCTCTTTGACAATGCGGTTGTAGAGGCGACGCTCGTCCGGTGTCATCTCCTCGGCTGCCGCCTTGACCACATCGTAGACATCATGCACCGTCATGCCATCATGCAGACGTGCCATGATGCTCTTCACCTCGTCCGCCGTAATCACGTCGCTCTCGAAAGTGCAGGCGATGCTCTTTCCGGCTTTGATGCGACGCTCAATTTTTTTTGCCAGTAATCCAAACTCTGCACGGCGCTTGGTGGCGATGGCTTCGTCCGTCACGGTGCCGTCAACATCTTCAGCCACCGTCGTGTCATTGGCAACGGGCTGAATCTCGGCAGTGCTCGTCGGCGCTGGCGTCGGTGGTGGGACGAGGTCATCAACCATGTCGTAGCCGAGGATGGTCATTGCCGAGCGGAGTGGGACACCGGCTTGCACAAGTTGCAACAATGATCCGGCGCGGTTTGATTCATCGTTCTGCATGACGTCAAGCGCTTCGGGCTCAAACTTCAATTCCCATCCCAGCGGTGCAAAGACTTGGGTGTTCAGCGTGTACTCATAGGTGCTAAGCCGTGGAATCACGGTTTCACGCCAGAAGCTTTGTCGGTCGCTGTCTGCCGTCGCATAGTTCGCCGCCGACGCTTCAAGCATGGTGCGGGGCACGCCGTACGCCATGCCGACCGATGTCACCACACGCTCATACAACTCTGGCATCTGCATCGAGTTGAGTGGCGGTGTGAGTTGCTCAATCTTAATGTCCGGACTGCGCATGAAAATCATGCGGAATGCGTTGATAACACCACCGCTCGCCGATGCTTTCATGTCGGTACGGAAACGCTGAAACTCCGCTTCGTCCATGCCCTCGGGCAAGTTCATCACCGTCACTGGCTGTGCGCCACCTTCGAAGAACGCCGCCGCAAAACGGTTAAGGTAATGCTCAAGCTTTGCGGACGACAGTGCGACGTGCGCTGCACCAACGCCGGGCCCGATGTCATCAACGTAGCTTTGCTCACGGAAATACACGACGTCGTCAATCGACCACGGGCCGTATTGCTTGCCGTTGATGGCTTGGGTAAATGCGGCGCCTCGCAGTGGGTCTTCGAGCGTCGCCCGATCGGTGAGCAACTGCACATTCATCGTCGTGGGGTTCAGTGGCACGAAGCCAACGAGGCGCCGACCTTTGTAGATTTTGTACCAATACGCACCGCCAGTAATCAGCATCCCCCGCTCTGCTTCCTTCATCAGGTAGCTCAGTGGTTGCAGAAATGGCCATGGTTGCTCTTCGCCTTTGTAGTACATGCGGTACGGCACGGTGCTGATGGCATCGGCACGCAGGTTGGTGGCACGGTACAGCAATGGGCTGACGAGGTAGGCATCAGCGGTGTTCGTGATGCGTCCCTGCCGTCGCAAGCTGTCGAACCATGCCGGTAGTGATAGGTTCATGCAAATCCCCATTCTATACGTGGCTTACTCATCATCGCAATGGCGCCCGATGCGGCGTCAACGTAGTCGTCATGTTGCCCAGATGGGAACGCCACGACTTCGTCAAGAAATTGCCGTGTCCATTCCCCCGCAACGAGACGCACCGCTCCCGCCTCGGCACGCGCCGCCCACGGCATTGCCCGACTCTGCTTGTCTTTGTCCACACGGATACCCCGTATGGTATGCCCAACGAGCGCAGGGTCTCGGCGCAGTTCCTGCACGACGGCTAAACCGTGCAGTGCCTCTTCAATGCCGTGCTGTACTTTGGGCTCGGCTTTAAACGTCGTCAGCATGATGCGTCGGACATCGGGCCACTCGGCTTTGACGTGGATGCCAGCGTCAAGATACACAACACCATCACGCCCGAGCGCCGCTTTGACCGATGCGGTGTAGTCAGCGCTGGTCTTGGTTGATGTGGCCAAATCCCAATACCGGTGCCACGTCAAGTCATTGGGCGGTGCGTCAACCGTGCTGAACCATTGGCGCTTGAAGAGTTGCCCGATCGGGTCAGTGAATTTGCCCTGCACTTCCTGCTGATACATCTCGGATGTCATCGACTCTTTCAGCGTGGCGACGAAGTGACTGGGCAAATACGGATTATCGGTCGTCGATGATTCGACGATGCTGTAATCATCGCCACCGTAGAGCCAACGTTCGTACAGCCAATTCTTACCACGTGGCGTCGTCGTTGCGATGGCCTTGCCCGGCTGATGTCGGAGCGTGGCAATCGCCGTTGGCCAGATGTCGCTATCCATCATCGCCGCCTCATCAAGCCAAAGGAATCCGACGTTTGCGCCACGCAGACGGTCGGGGTTGTCAGCACTGCGAAAGATGATGCGCCGGTCGCCGATGAGCTTGAGCTCAAGGTCTGATTTATTCCATGCCACGGCAACGCCCATCTGTGCAACAAGGCTCAGCACCGTTTCCATCGCGCCCAAGCGAAGCATGGGATACGTTGGCGCAATGATGAGCGATGTGGTGCCAGCGCTTTGGCGTAGCACTTCGATGGCGCCCGCTCTGGTCTTACCACTGCCACGACCGCCGACAAAGAGGCGGAAGCGGTGCGGATCATTCCAGAATTGTTGTTGTGGCGCTGTCTGCCGACTGTGCTTGACCGTCAGGGAGGGTGAGGTCGATGACGTAATCGGTAGGTGCGCTAGACGTTGTGACATGGTAGCTGTCCCTGTAGCTCGGGTCGAGCTTCTTGAGCATGAACATCAGCAGAATATCCGAGCCAGCCTCGGCGCGTTTAATGGCGACGGATTCCAAGCGGTCTTTCAACTTCTCCCTGCCACGCTCTCGCGCTTGATGCACCAAGGCGTCAAGGTCTGGGCGCAGCTTGAGCAAATGCGTATACGTTGGTGTGTCAACGCCGACCGCCTCGCACGCTGAGCGGAATGTACCGGTTTCCTCAACAGCGACGATGAGGTCGTATATCTTCTGCTCCGTTGCTGGCGTGATGCCCTTCTGCAATCGTGGCATCGTTACGCCACCGGTCGGTCAGTGATGAAGCGCAAAAGCATGTTGACAATCGCCAATGCGCCGGCAATCTGTCCGGTGTAGGCGCTGAACTCGGGCCACTGTGCGACGGTGCCCAGAATCATGATGAGCAATGTCAAGGCGTTGACCCACAGGGTCTTTGATTCGTACCACGGCTTTGGATGCATTATTAGCCTCCCATCAAATAGCGCACAAATAATGGAATGATGACCGATGCCAGAATCAGCCCGCCCCATAGATAGTTGATGCGTTGCTCAACTTCTTTGACGCGCGCATCCATCTCGCGGAATTGCTTATCGCCTGACTCGAGGCGTCGAATGATGGTGTCAATCTTTTCCTCAAGGCGGGCCAGCTTTACTTCCATGCTCTCCGGTGTCATTTACGCACCTCCCATGCGTTGCTGTAAATCGAGTCGCACCCGGGTCATGTCGATTTGGACACCGGGGCAGGTTTTGCGTGACGGCACCTCACGGTGTCCGATCAATGTCTGTTTACTGGGCACAATGCCACGCCAGCGGAACAGCGCTTCAACGGTGTCGTACACCAGCGCTCGTTCAGCGTCTGACCATGGTCGGTAATCGAAGTACCCGACGACCTCAATACCCCACGCCCACGCATTGGCGGTGGTGGCGTGGATGCCACGTTCATTCAGTGCGGTCATCTGCCAGATGCCGTCGTCAGCGGGGTTCGGTGCGCCAACGCAGAGAAACAGGTGCGGACCGCTGTCCCAGCCTAGTCCCTCATAGTATTGCTTGATGCCGGTCATGGTTTGCGCACCACGCCAGTGGCGAGGCTCGGGGCGGTAGGTGTGATGAATCACTGCGCCCTTCGCCCATGACGCAATGCTTGGATCATGCTGAGCGAGGTGCGCTTTAAGGTCGGCAGCCGTGCGCCATTGTCGCAAGTCCCAGCGGAAACCATCGCTCTTCGGTGTTGGTTTTTTGTTGGTCATGGTCGGTAGCCTTGCATGATGCGACGCATGGCGCCACGCATTGATGGCTGATTGTAGATGAATTGTAGTTGGCGATTGGTCACGCTGAGCCAGCCGTGGACGTTTTCAAGCGCAAACAGAAATGTCCATGGTGCCGTGGCGTTACGACGATACCAGACGTGGATGCCGAACACCTTCGGACGCAGTCGGGCGTCGCTCATGCTCGTTGCCCATTGTTGGCCAATGCTGTCCTCTACGAACGTGGTTTCGGTCGGCGTGTAGGTTCCGCCGGGGATGTTGAGTGGTTGGTCAGACATAAGCCCTCCTCTGCTTTCATGGTACGGATGCTGTCAAGCACATCGCTACAACTCCATCGGGTTCTGATTCAGCCAGTGCAGGATACGACGCTCGGCAATGTCCACATACTCAGCGGTGATGTCGATGCCCACAAAGCGCATGCCCTCGAGCATGGCTGCGCACCCTGTACTGCCACTGCCCATAAACGGATCGAGCACGGTGCCACCCTTTGGCGTGACGAGGCGAACGAGGTGGCGCATGAGGGTAATGGGCTTGACGGTGGGGTGGTGGTTGGCTCGAGATGACGGTACACTCGGCGTTTGCTGTGGTAACGCACCTTGCTTTTTCTCGCTGTAAATCAGTACACTTTTCTCTTGCATCCCATCTAACCCCGCCTCACGCTCAGCCCGCGACGCTTTGGCGATGTAGAAAAAGCGTGAAGCGCCGCCGGAGTCGGTGTGGCCTCGCACCTGCGCTGTCTTGCGTGGCGCCATAATACCTGTAATTCCTTGCACATTTTGGCCGTTTCGATTTGCAGATGCACTACTCACACTGTGCCCACTCTGCTCATCCAGCGCTTCGGCGGCGTGTTCGTCGAGGATGACGTTGGCAGGCCAGCGGCCGGTTGTGTGGTCTACGCCGGTGCGAGT